AAGTTTCTAACCTTACGACCAAATCCTACAGCCAGTTCTGCTGTGTGTGCCGTCTGAATAACTTTCTTTTCGGGATATTTACCAAGAAACCATGCAGGCAAAAGAAAAGAAGCAAACTCTGACTTGGTATGTCGAGGCGGCATATTGATAATCAAACGCTTTAGCTCACCTCTTGCGACTCTCTCAAAGGCATCAGCCATCTTTTTGTGATGAGAACCTGATATAAAGCTAGGCCACATCAGCCTAACAAAGCTAATGAAGTCATCTTTAGAAGCAGATTTGTTCTCCACTTCCTCTAGTTCTGCCAGAAGATCCAGTAATTCTACCTGCTGTTCCACAGGTAACTGGGATATTTTATCTTTCATTGCAGCAAGTTTCTGCATCATCTCTCCGTTTGTAAGGTAGGCAGACAAGAAGGGTGGGGTTGCCTACCTACCAAGAGACAGATAAGGGAGAATTTCCATCTCGAAATATAGTATATACTAATATATATATTTTAAGTATATATATATTAATATATTATATATATATATATTATATATATTACAGGTGGCACAATGGAAGTTTCAATACCTATGATATGGAATATTATCGTCACGCTCATTGTAGCGCCTATGGCGTGGTGGATTAGTCACATGAGTAGTGAGGTAAAACGACTCAACATCTTGATAAACCTAACGCGAGAAAACTATATTAAGCGAGAAGATCATCAATCAGAGATGTCTAGGGTGGTAGACCATCTGGTTAGATTAGAGGGAAAGATAGATAAACTAGCAGAAAAGGTCTGAAGACGGGAGATATTCGGTTAGGGTGTAACCATCGATCCAGTAAGTTGTGTGGCTTTAGCGACAGGGGCGTACAAAACAATACGTGCGGCTATTTCTACGGGCAAGGATTTACAAGATATGACAGGCACTTTGTCTCAATGGGGCAAAGCCTTTAGTGATTTCTCTAATCTTGAAGAACGAGAGAAGAATCCTCCGTTCTGGAAGAAGACATTCAAAGGATCTGACGAAGAAACCGCTCTTGAGATCTTTGCAAACAAAAAGAAAATGGAACAAATGAGGGCTGAGATAAAAGATCACATATCTTGGACGTATGGCCCTAGTGCCTGGAAAGAAGTTCTAGCAATTGAGGCAGATATGCGCCGAAGAAGAAAGCAAGAGGCATATCGAAAGCAAGAACAGATAGATAACCTTATAAACTTTGCAATTGGAGCCGTTATATTTCTAGTTAGTGGGGGTATTTTGTTTATTGCGTTTTATTTCTTAGGAAAATGGCAAGGGAGATGGTGATGAAATTAGTTTTAGGTGTTTTATTCTTAATGTTTGTAGCAGGATCTCCATTTATTTACATGCTTGTTGCGAGTATTTAAATGTGGGTACTACTATGGCTACAGTTAGTGAGCGGAACCTTCGATCATTACCATGTTGGTAGCTATTCTAGCGAAGAAGCCTGCAAAGAAGCCAAGGCAGAAGCTAAAGTTCTAGTCACTACCACCAATTCTAAAGTCGTATGCATTAAAATTGAGCGGTGAAATTAGTTCAATTGAACAAATACAAGTGGGCAGCACTAGATGAAGACGGCACTATCCTAATAATCAGCAGTAATTCCAATATAGTCAGAGCAAATGCACCAATAATAAAAAAAGCTCGCAATAAAAAGAAATATAACAGGCGAGCACAGCCTAAGTAATATAACATATTTCGTTTTTTGAATGTATATTATAGAGGGGGTGTAGGATTCCTAGCGAATTGTAATCGTTTGTGTGGAACATCATGTATACGCGTACGCACGCACGTCACGCAGACAGGGGGGGTGGGGGTAGGTGGGGTTGATCGACACAGTTTAAATTTATACACACACGGCTAGACCCAAAACACACACTGAAAAGTTCAATTGCACTAACCTAGCAGCCTGTTCAGTCTGGCTTCTAACTCAGCCTTGATACTTTCTGCATCTCGTTCTGTCTTATCTTCCGTCTCAACCTTGTCAGTAAACAGTGCTACTGATTTTCCTAGCAGCTCAAGTGCTCTTACTCTTGCACCATCTGAATTATCTGGATTGGTTGCTTCATCTGTGAGCTGTTTCAAAACAAAATCACTTCGAGAGAGCCTTAACATGCACATCTCACGCTCCCTAGAACTGTTAAGGGCTTCTAACCTTGAGGACACCTTGGGGTTCTGAACCAATAGACAAGCTTCCCTATGAATGCTTGCTGCACTCATTCCAGAGGCATCATATGCTATCCTGTAGCTTTCACTAAAGTTATTACCCTCAAATATAGCCATAGCGAATGCCTCTTGCTTATCTGTTAACCCTGTACTTTTATTGGTGGCACTCTTTTTCCTAGTGCCCTTACTTCTCTTATTACCCTGTACTACTCTTAGGTTAGGTTTCTTATTACTCATTAGTGCCATCCTTTAGACGCTGCGCTTGCTTTCGGGGTTTTGGGCAAAACGAATCACTAGCGAATCACCCTGATATTTTCACTACAATCTGGGGCAAACGATATCCAGAAAAAGTGCAATAGAACTTTTTTCATCCTAACATCTAAATTTTTTTTTGTCACGATATCCCTTTATTTATTGAACTAATTTAAATAATAATGGAATAAGTTGGTAC